GTGAACGGCGAGGCAAAGAAGTTCTTCACCAACAGCGAGGAAATGAAGAATATTCTCGCACAAGTAAAGGAAATGCCGGATGGTTTCCCGTTTGAAACGACCATCAAGACAGAGACATTCGGCAAAGGTAGAACCAAATACGTGTTTACATGAGAAGAGTTGAAGGAAGTTCCGGGGTTTCGCTGATGGAATGCACGAACCCGGTTAAAGACAAATGGCGCATCCGATGGGATGTGCAGGAAAAAGAGAACGGCTCTGCCTCCTACATGGAAGAGGAGTTCGGGCATAAGCCTACTGATGAGGAAATCCACACATTGGTTATGTCCTGGTATAACAGCCAGACTGATGCGGCTATCCTATCCGGATTCGCCTATAATGGTGCCCATGTATGGCTTTCTGTGGAGAACCAGTACAACTATAAGGCAGCATACGATTTGGCCGTTCAGACGGGCGGAGAAACCCTGCCAGTGACGTTTAAGTTCGGTTCGGATGAACAACCGGAATACCATACTTTTACTCAGTTAGAAGAACTGAAAGATTTCTATACAAAAGCAGTAGGATTCATTCAGACAGTTCTGGCTGAAGGCTGGGAAAAAAAGGACAAGTTCAATTTGGAATTATATCGGATTGAGTGATTGACAATCCCTTCGGGGGAGGGATAAAAAAAGCCCCCGGCCTGTTAATATAGACGCCAATCATTTATTAACACAAAACGCCACGAGAGTGCGCGACCGGGGGCAATGCCCTCTGCCGCACTCTCGTGGCGTTTTTACGCATTAAATAAATGATTGGCATTGCAAAAGTACAAAAATGATTGGATATGACATTGTTTGAAGCACTTAAATTTAACAGAGAACCGCTTGAAATGCTTATAAGTTTGGGCGGCAAGCAGGATGACCTTCGATTCATAGACTTATATACGGAGTATGAGGTCATGAAAAAACAAGGTGAAAAGACCACTTATGCAGTGGCGTTTTTGGCAAATAAATATTCGGTAAGCGAACGTAAGGTGTATGATGTTATCAAACGGTTTGGAAAGCACTGCACGCTCGGTGCAGTGTGATTGATGTGCCGGGGATGCCTTGTGTTGTCCGGTAGAGCTACCTTTGTACAACCAAAAATAAAGCTCATGAATAAGTATTACCAGACATTAGACAAGATACTCCAAACGGGCAAAATCCAGACCAATAGGAAAGGGCGTATCAAGTATCTATTAAACGAAAGGCTCATGCTAACCCCCGCTGATTTACTTGACATATTTGAAAGCCACGGGATAGCCAGGAAAAAGCTGAAAGAGGAATTGAAACTGTTTATGCAAGGAGTCCGGGATGTGGAAAAATACAAAGAGGCAGGGATTACCTGGTGGGATTATTGCGGCCATACCCTTGTAAACAGCTATCCAACTTACTTTGAAAAGCTTCCACCCCTCATAACCAGGATTAACCGGGAAAAGCGCAACAGCAAGAATTATGTCCTGTTTCTTGGAGAAACCGGGGTGGAAAGCAACCAGGCACCCTGCCTGAGTCTTGTGCAGTTCCAAATTGATGAGGGAGAATTGGTGCTATCTGCATATCAGCGTAGTTCTGATGCGAACCTTGGGCTTCCGGCTGATATTTATCATCTTTATCTGATGGCAAGGCAGGTGGAGCTTCCCCTGAAGTCCATAACCCTTGACCTTGGAAATGTGCATATATATGAAAATAACATTGACCGGACTCTGGAACTGTTATCCGGAGTTGAAAACATTAAATTTGACTTGAACGTATGAAGAATATGAATTTATCTGCACCACTGCCATTTGTAGGCCAAAAAAGAATGTTTGCTAAAGAGTTTATTAAAGTTTTGGAACAGTTCCCTGAAGATACCGTGTTTGTGGACTTGTTTGGCGGTTCCGGACTTCTTTCGCATATAGCCAAAAGAAGCAAGCCCGATGCTACTGTTGTCTACAATGACTTCGACAACTACCGGTTCAGACTGAAAAATATCCCACAGACAAATAAACTGCTTGCCGATATTAGGGAGCTGGTGGGTAATTCGATACCCAAACATAAACCAATTAAAGGGGAACTTAGAGAACGCATTTTTAAACGTATCGAGGAAGAAGAACTAAATGTTGGGTACGTGGATTTTATAACCTTATCATCCTCACTTATGTTCTCCATGAAGTATAAATTGTCTGTAGCCGAAATGCGCAAGGAAGTCCTTTATAACAACATTCGCAAGACCGGTTATCCGGAGTCTTCTGACTACTTAAAAGGGCTTGAAATTGTATCATGCGACTACAAAGCAGTATTCAACCAATATAAGGATGTTCCCGGAGTCGTCTTTTTAATTGATCCGCCTTATCTTTCCACTGATGTTGGTACGTACAATATGTATTGGCGCTTGTCTGATTATTTGGATGTTTTAAAGATACTCGAAAAGCATTCCTTCGTTTATTTCACATCCAATAAATCCTCCATACTTGAACTGTGTGAATGGATTGGAGCAAACAAAACCATTGGCAATCCTTTTGAGGGTTGTACAAAAAAGGAATTCAATGCCCACATGAATTATTCTGCCGAATATACAGACATGATGCTGTATAAGAAACAGGAAAAATTAGTTCATAAAACAGCTGCTTAGCACTGAACAAAGATACAATTTTTCAAGTAGAAGGCCAAACTTTTGAGCCTTATTTTAATGCCGTTATAAAGCCATTTTTTATGAAATTATAAAGCCGAAACAGAGGTCATTACAAAACTTTTGTTTCGGCTTTTTGAGTGTTGCGCGCTTTCCTTTTTTGAACGCTTCGTTTTGTCCTTTTCCCTGAAAATCGAACGCTTCGTTTCGGATTCTGCGGAAATTTGGATTTGCGGATTATATATTCAACCCCATAGCAGCAGAAGGAAGTTCACGTACTATCTGTTGTACAGACATATTTAAGCCATTGAAACCGCTAGCATAGTTACCTACATTACGGCTAAAAACACCCATAGATTGTTCGATTTCACTTATTTCTTTGTGAGCTTGCTGGATAGAAGCTATTAAATTCGCTCCTTTACTACTATTACGCATTTCGGCGGACATATCAGCATAAGCATCTTTCATTCTGATAAGTTCTTGTCGTAACTCATTTAAAGAACCTGTAGCCGCATTATGTATTTTTATTTGTGTCCTCACTTCGCGTGAGGCATCGCTTCTTGCTATTTTTAACTGTTCTATAGCCAGCGTGAGCTGTTTTATCCGTGCAGATTCTGCAATAGTATATTCTGCATCTTTCCCTCTGCTCTTTCTTGTCTTCTCTATTTCTTTTAATTCCTTGGAATATAAACCTATTGCATGGTTTACTTCATATTGCGCATTGACATTTTTCAATAATGAACCAGATGTCTCATTAATAATTTGTTTTAGTTCATCATATGCCTTAGCCTGTGCCTGTACGCTTGCTGTTTCCGCATTATTCGCAGGTGTGTTTACATTACCACTACCAGATTGCGGATTCATACCTGCCGCTTTTGAAAGCTGCTCCTGCGCCTTGATAATCTTTTCCGAAGTATCATTTATACGTCTTGTAGAAAGCATGATTTTGCCTTCTGCCTCGGACACTTTATTTACCAAAGCATCGTATTGCCTCATAAGGGATTTCAATTGCGCCTCCATCCCTTTGGCTATATCAATATCAACTTTCACATTGATACTTTTCAATGCCTCCTTTACATTCTCGATTTCTTGCTTCAATCTTTGAAGTTTCCGAATATCACTATCTATGTTTGCGAATATACCTGCCATTACCTAAAATATTTTCTTTTTTACCATTCTTTTTGCATATTGAATAGCCGAATCTAACACATCAAACCCCTTTGATTGAACAAAACTTGCATAATTCATACCATCAGCCAAATAAAGACCGTCTTCTTCCTTGCTATGGTATTGTAGATAATATGCGGTGTTTTGAACAGCTTCCATATTAGAGCCTTTGCCATAAACCTCTAAAGCAATGATTTTACCATTTCGCACGACACAAAAGCCCGGAGCATTACGCAGATTCCATGTATGGTTTTGATATATCCTCGGGTATTCTTTGGTACCACTGGCATTATGAGCTATACGGATTGCCTCCCTGCCTATTTCAATCAGTCTATTGAAATAAACGTCCTCAATTTGCCGTTCCAGTTCGTCTAAACCTGATATGTCTCCATGAAATTCCATTAATTGTCAAATTCTCTATTCTTAAACATATCTTCATCCAAAACTTCTTTCATCACGTCACCATAAGCTGTATGAAGCTTATCCCTTTGCATAATCACCATATTCCTATATGGTATCTTATATACCACCTCATCATAGGACAGATGCAGAGACTCAATGAACGATGCAATCTGTCCAAGTAAACAGTCATTTCCTACTGCTTCAGTTTTGCTGTCAAATTTGCTACGTTCTTGGCTAAAATTGACAGCTTGCAAAAATTTTCCACAGAAATCATTGATAGCCCAATTGCTAACGCTTCTACTACTTCGTCAAATGTACCTTTAGATAGTTCTTCACTTAGCTCTTCATTGCCTTGGATTAGCCAAGATAGAGCTTTTGACGCACATTTAACATTCTTCAATGAACGTAGCATATCCATTACCGTAGTCCCATCCTTTAAATCACTCAGATAATATCCCGCTCCTGCTATCTTATGAATCGTAGGAGGGTGAATCACATAAACATTATCATTCACAAATACCGTTTCAAAGTCTTTCTCTAAAACGGCTGCATTAACTATTTTTGCTGCATCCATAAGTTTAAATTAAAATGGTGGTAAGCAACCACCCACCACCATCCGAAAACGATCTATTACATTCTAATAAAAATATCATCCACCTACGTCAATTTTTGTACCATCAAACAGGTAATCGCTCTTCACCCCGGCATTAGTGTTACTCATTGCCACCGCAGTGACTCCTAACCCGATATTCTTTTCTGCTTGGGTTCCCTTAGCGATAACAGCAGCATTAGTAAAGACAATATAATTACCTGTTTTTGTTTGAGCCACAATGCCTTGATTGATAATACCGGGAGTATCGGAAGCAGCCCAACCTGCATCAGTATCCACCTTTTCTCCGCCTTGCAAGGCTACTTTGTCATCAAAAGTCCATTCTCCCATTGTAAATGTAATGGTTTTGGCTCCTTTTTGTGTAACATCACGATAGTAAATTTCTCCATTTAACTCATTAATATAGTCAGTATAAGTAGGGTCATCCTCTGTATACTGCCATGTGTCTTGATGTGAGTTTTTTACTTCAGTCATGCTACCGAGTAGAGTTTTTAAGCTTGTTTTGGTTACGGCTTCACTAATAACATCACCGTACCAAATCTTTTTTATCCCGATAAATGGTTTCATATTATTTTACATTTAAAATTTCAAACGATAATTTTATGCTCACATAACTACATTTTAAAGCGTTATCTCTTTCAATGCCAAGTGATGACTTAGATATCATATACCAACTTCCGTCAAAATCGCAAACTATTTCATCCTCAATCCACAATGCAGACAATCTTTCCAATTCGTTTAATCTTACCGTGTTAACCTTTCCCAGATAGTCCGGCACACAAATACTCACGTATACAAAGGTTTTCTCCCAATAAGTGTCTGGTTCAATCGGAGTTGAAGTGATAATGACTATAGCTTCGTCTTTCAAAGGCGCATCGATTGAATTCCAGCTGTCATAAATAGCCTTAATGCCGAAATCCTGAACTTCTTTGAAAATAATCTTATATATATCCCCTGTTACTATCATACCCAAATGTCACAACGTCCTTTCAGTTCTTCCGAATAGCACTCAGCATTTTTGATTACCTTGCCTTTCCCTACAACCTCTTTCGTTTCTTTATCCAAACATCTTACTTTTGTGTCTAATGCTATTTTCTTGCCTTCATACACTATATGGTAGGAATAAACCCATAGCTTGCCATTTACCGACACTTCCTGCTGTTGGGAATTATCATGGCAAAAGCATTCTGTAAATTCATTCCACGACTCTCCGCCTGTGCCGGGTATCGGTCGCCCGTACTCGTCATTATCTGGCGGTATCACCGTTCTTACCATTAATATATGAGGCGCTTCGTCTAACATATCACAAAAAAGTCACTTTAGGTTTGTCCGAGTTCAACTCATCCTTCAATCCGTACTGTTTGCACATCAGGGAATAATAGTCTTTGATACCCTGAATGTCCCAAGATTGTGATTTGGAGTGCCCGTTTTCCGATACGGACTTGGAACTACCACGCAGTAAGAGGGTAGGGATAAACTTTACCATACCGACCGAAACATCCCTGAATTGGCTGTTATTTAAGTTTTCTACATCATCTTCTCCAACTACTCCTGATGGCTTTAGGATTGTAAGGATATTGGCATCACTCAAAGTAATGCCAAAATCCCTGAAGGACTGCTTTATGTAATCAAGTACTTTCATCCTAGCCTAGCATTGTGTCCAAATCCACAATTACAATTTTGTTCGGATTGGTATATTCAGGAATCCATTCACAACCATATTCCATGAATCTTCCTTCATCCGTTCTTACATTGGAGATATACATACCGCCATCTGAACGGCTATAGGTTTTACCAGGTACAGGGTCGGTAATCTCATACGGAGTATGCCAACGCATCTTGCCTTGTTTGGCGGTGGTAAACAACGAAATGCGGTTGTCCTTGAACACCTGTTTCATGGTTCCATCGGGAAGCTCAACCAAATCCTCGTTGATTACGATAGGGGGCAAGCCCAACCCTTGAAAGATGGTAGTAGCCATTTCGCTGGACATCAAGCCGGAAGATAGTTGCACTTCTTTCTGTGCGAAAGACTGTTTATAGAACTCACCAAAGTCCTTTGATCCGACAATAGAATTGATGAATGTCTTTCGCGACATTTCCATCGAAACGAACATACCGAACTTCGTACGAAGTTCAACAATTTGGTCCATAATATATTTCACAAAGTGCTCTTTGTCTTCAGTTCCCGGTGTAAGGCGATGGACCGGCAATTCCATGTCAAGCATTTCGATTCCTTGCGGGTTATCATCTACTTTCACGGAAGCCTTGCCATCTGAACGTAAATCACCGTCCACGATATCCATACGCTTATGCGGAGCGAGCAACACTTGGCGCATATCATCCGTAATATAGTTGATGATGTCGTTCAATGCTCTTTGTTGGTCTGTTGTGCGTGCATTGTTAAACTTGGTAACAAGTTCCTGTAACATATCCAAACGGTCATTATCCATCTGGTAGCGGTCACCCAAATAAGCGACTTCGCCATATCCTGAACCAAGAGATTTACGCTCTCTTAACGGCTTGTTAGAATTGCGGTCGATAACAGAACCGGCTGTTACACCTGTAACCGTACCGAGATAGGTTTTAAACACGCGTGATTTCGTTTCCTCGAAATCAAGATGCTTCTTCCAAAAAATAGTATCAAGGCGGAGAGCTTGCACACGGTCAATCACCGCTTTTACTATTTCGGGGTCATTCAATAATGTCTGAACTGTCAAATACATATACCCTCCTTTCCTTAATAAGTGAACATGAATCTATCACCGAGAGAAGCCTTATCCTTCTCAGAGATGGGGACAATGAGCTTGGTCGGTCTAATCTCGTAGGCACGTCCGATGGCTGTCACGGTTGCTCCTTCTTCCACTTTGGTAGTGGCATAGTTCAACGCTGTTGCAGTTGCTTTCGGTTCTGTACCATCCTGCGCTTTGGCTTCAAATAGCACCGTTCCGGCTTCAACCGTTACACTACTCCCGAAAGCTGCTGCCAAAGTAAGTGTGTCGTAGTCGGCATTGGCTTTGTCAATCTTGTTGACTTTAGCCCCATTCGTACCATCTCCGATAAACATACCGACATAAGCCAATGAATTTTTCTTCACTTTCATGCTTGTGTCTGTGGTGTACTTCTCTGCCACTTCCACATTGATTACCACCGTGGCTTGTCTTTTTTTGAAGTCAAGCACCAACGGCGTAAGGGGCGGAATGGTTTTCACGCCCGTAAGGTTTGTAAGAACCAGATTGAAACCTCCTGAATAGCGATATATCGTTTCAATACGGCACATTTCAGGAGTAGGCTTTTCAATCTGTTCCAAATTGTAATGAAGTCCTGCTGGCATAATCTTTTTACCTTTTTAAGTTACTGATTTTGTTTGTTAATCTCTTCCGTTCCCTTGTTAATCATGGCAGCAATGGCATGGTTTTCTTTTTCGGTACGCTGCTCTGCTGTTTGGGGAACTTCCACGCCTTGAAATCCCGCATTGGTCATCTCCTGTTTCACGTCCTTGAAATAAGCGTCCAAGTCCGCATCTGTTGGAATATTGCGATCTTTCAACATAAAATCGGGAATACCATATTCTTTTGCTTTAGCGGATACCTGCGCATTGCGCTGTGCCTGTACTCGCTCCTGTTCGTAACCGGCAAGTTTTTCAGAAAGAGTTTTGTTAGAATCAATCAGAGCTTGTGCCCAAGATGGAACATCATCTTTCTTTTCTTCTCCCGGCTTCGGCTTCGGATTTGGGTTGGGATTCTCGATTGGCTTTCCGTCTTTCAGCCCATGCTTCTTCTCATAGTTCGATATCGAGGAAGTCTGTGCTTGTCCTGCACGGAAATCACCATAATTTTGCATCACGTCCTGAAAAGAGATACCCTCAACGATTGAGTTTACCTGTGTTCCGTCCGTTACGCCCTCTGCCTTTTTGGTGGCGATTCGGGTCAAAGTGGCAGTGTCTACCCCAGTAAACTTCTGTTGCAGTCCTGCCAAGATCTGTTCTAAGATTGTCATACCGTATGAATTTGATTTATAAATTTCATACGGTAAAATTCGTTATTAATAAAGAGGATAAGAAATAATCAGAAGACGTATTTATGACATTAGAACGATTGTCATAAATACGATAAGGAGGTGTGGCTATATAGCAATTTTTATTTGAATTTTTATATTGAAATGGAAAAGCCCCGTTCCTTCCGGTTCGGGGCTGAATTTATTATTTATAATCAGATATTGACCAATTGGCATTTACAAATCCGCTTTATCAGTACAAGAGGGGAGTTTGCTTCGAAGGCTTGAAAACACGTAGCACAGTTTTTCAAAGCTGGACTTGTATGTCAAGTTTCCCTCCAAGCCCTTTCGTTACAATATCATAAAGCGTGGAAAGGGTAATATTACTGCCCTCCCTTTCAATTTTAGAAATAAAAGACCGTTCTTTTCCTATTTTCCCTGCAAGCTCTCTTTGTGTCATTTTCCTTGCTTCACGGGCATTGCGTATTTGAAGCCCGACACGCAGGTTGGAAAGTTCGGTTTCAATCTTATTGCGGCGCGGAGTGCCTATTTCTCCGTAAACTTCTTTTTTAATATCATTCAAAGTGTAAGTTTCCATAATCATTCCCTTTCTTTTGCCTTATCATTAAAATATTCTTGCATGAGCCTGACAGCCCGGTCTATCTCTTTCTTTGGTGTCTTTTGCGTCTTTTTTTGAAAGCCGCTCAATAGGATAACCATTTTTTCACCGTCAAAGAAGCAAAAAACACGTACGATGTCGCTCGCAAATTTTACTCTGATTTCATAAAGCCCCCTTGTACCTTCAATATGCTTTAGATATTTCTCTGGGACAATTTGCAGCGTTTCGACATATTGTATTGTTTTCACCACCTTATCCTGCATCTTTTCGGAAAGGGACTTCACAAAATCGATGAAATAGTGCTTATATGCTATGACGTTTCTTACTTTCATGCAACAAAGGTAACTTATAATTCACATTTATGCAAATATTTCCCGCTTTTTCTAATTAGGATAAAAGAAAGCCCCGAACCATAAGGAACAGGGCGGAAATATAAATACATTTGTATGTTACCACTCATTATTTGAATCATCTTTTATAGAGGTTTCCATTGCTTTGCAAAATTCATTGAAGAAATCCTCCAACATCTTTATTGCATTTTCTCTTGAAGGCTCGCCGCTCTTTTTAAACAACCCCGTCCTTACTTCTGTGCCAAATCCCCCATTTGAACCTTGTAAAACCAATCTTGATGTTTTAGTTCCAGATTTACCTGTGCACTCAAAAGATGGTGCATCTATCCTTATTTTTCCATCTTTAAACCTTATTGATATGTTGTATTGCAAATCATACCCTCCTGTCATGCTCATACTCTGACCTAATACTTTCTTTACTTTCCCTATTGATATACAAGATTCTTGGAAACCGCTGATTGTTATCATTTCAGGTTTTACCTCATTTATAACATCTTTAGGGGATTTATAAGAGGTATTTATAAATTTGAGAACTTTAGTGTACAATGATTCTTGTGTTTCGCCTTCAAAATTATATACTACATAGTCTTTTTCAATGTCGTTTTCATCTACAAACCCATTGATAGTTAATTTGAACTGTGCGTTAGCAGATAGATATATTAACCATGCTGCCAACATAAACAATACTTTCTTCATTTTACTTTGGTTTTATTGATTAAACATTCGGGTTCAATTTTATTTCTTTTCCACAATGTGGGCATTGTATTCCTCCCATGCCTTTTCACGGTTCTTTTCACGTTCGGGAGTGTCTTCCGCTCCAAGTCCTTCATCAAACCACGCATCCAAATCGTAGATGTCTTTACTGATTTCTTTTAGTTGCATAATATCAGGTATCACAGAATAGGTTTAACTATTTCAACCTTTAACCCGAGAGCATCAATAATGCGGAAAAACAAACCTACTCCCGGTTCGATTACTCCTTTCTCAATTCTTGATATATAGGTTTTATTAGTTCCCACTTTTTCCGCCAATTCTGATTGTGTCATTTTTCCCTGTTTCCGTGCGTCGCTAATCATTTGACCGACACAATAGGCGTATGCTTCACGGTGAAATTCATTTCTTTCCGAAGTGCCAATTTTACCGTATTTTTCATCTAATATGGCATCGAAGCTGCCAATGTTATTTCTTTCCTGCATAATATTCTTTTTTAAGTTCCAATGCCTTGTTAATTTCACTTTCTGGCGTCTTTTGCGTTTTCTTCTGAAATCCGTTGAATAGCATCACAATGTTGCCTTCATCGAATATGAAGAATGCACGATAAATATTTCCATCATAAGACGCCCTAATTTCATAAATGCCGTCACGTATGAATTTTACAAACTTCTCACTTATCCGTTCCTGTATTTTGAGCATACCCAATACGTAATCGAGTTTTTTCTGTGCCCCACCATCCAATGAACGATAGAATGATATGAAGTAATCTTTATAAAACAATATTTTTCTTTCTTCTTTCATGGTGCAAATATAGCAAAAGTTTATATATATAGCAACTGGCAACAAGAGTATTTCTTTATTTGACAATTTCCCCCGCTTTTTCTTTGCCGTATTAAAAATTTTGCTTTTCTTTGCAGCGAACGTCATAACATAATAACTCTTGGGCAAAATAAAGCGAATAGATTTTGTACAAGATATTGGGAAACCCTCTAAGGTGGCAGAAAGGAAACGATCTGCGACTTCTATGCCCTGCGTATGTTGTGACGTTCACACCTACGGAGGGTTTCTTTTTATCATAATTCGTTTAAATATGAACGTCACAACGAATGAATTAATTCCTATTAGTGAAAATAACGGTAAGAGAGCCGTTAATGCACGTGATTTACATGCTTTTCTTGAAAGTAAAAGAGATTTTTCAACATGGATTAAAGACCGTATTAAATCTTACGATTTTGTTGAAGGTGTTGATTTTCAATTATTCACCGAAATTGTGGAGCGAGAAATAGGAGCTACGACACGAATCGAATACGCTCTCTCAATCAGCATGGCAAAAGAACTATCCGGACATTATAGTGATGAAAGTGCTGTGCACTCAAAAAGGATTAGCCTACATCAACCACCTGTTTGGCGGAAGTAAGTCTGATGGGAAACTTGCGAAAATAGTATAATCATTATAAATCAATCATTTAGAGGTACGGAGTAATGACGTACAGCCCAAACTATACCCAAAATTATGATAGAACTAATAATAATATTCGTCAGCCTGTACTTAGGATACAGACTGTTCGGGAAAGACGGAGAGAGATTTTTCTATTGATTTTAAAATTAAGTACAAACATTAAAATATAACGAATATGACACAGATTAATTTAGAAGAAGTAAAGAAACAAGCTGTACATGATGGCATATTAGAAGCTATCTGCTTGCTTAGAGAAACGAGAAATAAGGTTAACTCTTTAATTCTCGATGAAGAAGTTACCTGCGTGATTGATGCAGAAGGCCAGCTAATCAGAATGAGTAATTCGCTTTGTAATTTCACCACTGAATTGAGTGGTATTGTAGGCGTTATCTTTTCAGATAGAGCTGATGAAGCAATAGGCGAAGCTCTAAAATTAAATATGTAACACGATTATACAAAGGCAGCCCGCACGACTTTAAAAGACTGCCTTTATTAATACGGCCACATAATTTAAGTATAAGACACTTGTTGGGGACTCTTTGCCAACATATCATCTTAGACGCCCCGGTAGCAATACGGCTACCGGGCATGGGAATAGGCAATGACAATTTGAAAGCAAATCACAACGGCTATTCCGCATTTATCTGTTCTATTTCTTCTTGCATTTTATCTATGTTCCCTACAAATGCCATGGCACTTTGCTGAGACCAAATCCCCCCATCTTTAGCCTTGATAGCCACATCAATCTTCTCGCTCAAATCCTCCAACCGGTAAGGTTGCATTTGGACATCAACGTCAATAGTATTGGAGGCAGGCTCAAGGCTGGAATTAACAGAACCAAGTGCAGAAATGAGGAAATTAACACGTCTCTGCATAAAGTCTCCCATCGTTTCATTCAAGTTCTCCACATTTAAATGGGTCGACATAAATACGTAATCGAAAGCTACTCCCGACACGGCATTGCCTGTACCTTTAAGGCTGTCAAACGAAATGCGTGGAGTGTTAGTCAATCCATATATCTGAGAAAAAAGAGTTTCCACTTCAAACTTAATTGTATCAGGAACTTGCTGCCATGTTAAATACTGTGCGTCAGCTTTATCTCCAAGTAGTTCCACAACACGATTTTTAAACTCACCTGAAAAACGCTGTACATCACCAAATAGCATCAAAATAGGGAAGAAATGGTAGTCAATGCAGTCCGCATAATTTGACATCAGTTTTTCCAACCGCACCCGAAGTGTATTAATCTTCTCACAATAAGCTTCTGGACGATAACAATACAGTATAGGCAGTTTCTTGAAGTTATGTCTGAATGCAGACACCGGCTTCCATTCATCGGAAAGTTCCCATTGATAAACAAAATCGGATGTAATGGTCATAAAGCAAGTAATTTCCACATCATCCAAATCCTTTTTTTTATACTCACGAGAAAAAGCAACTAAATCACCGCTATCGTCAAAAAAAGGGTAAAGTTTATCTCCGCGAAAGGGGGACCAAATGACACTTCTCAAACGATATTCAGGTTTGGAATTCCCAAATATATCAGAGACTTTACGTTTTAATTTCGACCAAAAATCATCATCTTTGACCACATACCAATATTCGGCACATTCCTGTTCTGCCAGCCATGAACGGACAATCTTTTTATTTTGGTATTTAATCTTATTCCGTTTTAAAATTTGTTTTAATGCCAAGAATATCCCCTCTTCTGTCTTGTCGGGATTACAATCAAGCAAAGGTTCTGTCCCAACAGTAAATGCTGTTTGTATGTTTACGATATCCTGCTCGATAGGTAAAGCGATGCGGTTAGGCTCCACGTCCTTCGTTCTCTTCGGGATGGTGATTATCTTACCTGACTTTTCATCATAGGTCTCTTTCTCCTTTTCGACCGTGATTTTAATCTTCGGGTACTTCTCCGTGTCTGTGATTATCTCGTGCCGGTTGGGGTCCCAATCGCTATAGAGCTTCGCTGCATCAGGGAGCTTTGTCTTGCGGCCTTTTTTTAAATAGGCTATCTTTTGGCCTATATCTTCTATTTTTAAAACTTCGTCTATTGTTCTCATATATCAATATTTAGTGCGCGAATATTCCCGAATTGTCGCGCGGTCTCAAAATTCGCCCTAAGATATGTCCCAAAATATAATACCTAATCGGGTCGATGCAATGATTCCAAGCGTCTATCGGCTCATTAATATAATGTCCATCTTTATCCTTGTCCCAAACATAATTGCGTAGTTCTTCCATAATGTGGTAAGAACGTTTTGTAACGAACAATTCATATTCTTTTATTTTATCAATACCGGCAACCACAGAACCAGGATATTTATCGACTGGATAGATGTTCACGCCCCTGTTTTTCACTTCCTGTATTAAACGAGGGTCTGCGCTATCCCCGTACACTTTCAATCCCCATGGCTTCAATTTACGTGCAATCTCATTGGTTAACATTCCTGTTTCATAAAACAATTCATCCACATAAAGTCTATTGTCAATAATTCCACACCTGATTCCTGTTGATGGGTCGTTCGTAAATCCCCAATCGGAAGCAAGAGCCACCTTTTTGCACCATTGTGGGAACTCGTCCACGATGCCCCATTTTTTGAACACAGCTCCCTCCGCCACGTCAGCCCAGCGACCGATAACCACATGGGCATATTTCTCCGGATTATTTACCTTCATATCCTCGACCTCTTTAAGGAACTCAGGAGAAAGGTTATCCAAGTTATCAAAATACGTAGTATGGATATGAAGTACATTCGGATGAGTAGAGATTTGGACCTGCACACCGTCAATCTCTACCAGCTTGTGAGTTTTCTCAATGAATCGCCTATACACCCAATGATTGCTATCACATGGGTTCATAATTATAATGATTCGGTTCTGAATGCCTTTTTGTCGAATAGACAACATAATCTTTTCAAAATCTTCCTCGCTTGTCCACTCTTCTGCTTCATCGCATACAAAGGTTGTAAGACCTTGAATTGACTTTAGTTTAGCAGTTTGGACGCCTGATGAAGTTCTTATCCCGCGAAACATAATAACACTGCCAGAATAGGTATTGGTTATATCGACCTTAGTGACATCAAAATATTCCGGTGCAAGATCTAACTCTGCTTTTTCTTGAAATTCCGGAATAATAGACATGGAAGCCGAAACCATCGTATAACGGGAGAATAATATTTTATGGCCACTTTCAAAAGACAGTCTCTCTAAAAATGTAGAAATATTATAGCTCTTCCCGCTTCCTCTTCCCCCAGTTACAATAGTAATAAACTTATCAGTGTTCTCATATAAAGGAGCATACTTACTTTGTGATATAATACCAAACAAACTCATCTTTTGACCCCTCCATTTTTCAAGAACTCAATGACAGGGATGCTCCCTTTCAGTTTGATTGTACTATCTTGCTTCTCTGCAAGTCCTAATTTACGAGCTATAATACTAGGATTAAACGCTCCTACAATAGCTCCTTCAAGCTGCTGAGTTTCGATTATATTTTCTATGCGTGATACGACTTCGGAAAATGCTTCATATTTTTGGCTTGATTTAAACTCACTCCAATATCCATTATTCGCTCCTATATAGAACAGAAACCCAGATAATGTATACGGTCGTTGAGTTGGGCTATCCTCTTTTTCTTTGATTTTCCCTTTAGTCTTATTTTTAACAACACGCCAAGGGTTATCGTCACACCATTGAAAATATTCACAAGCAGCCTCCCACATCAAATCAGGTGTAGAAAACAACGTATCTCGGCCATGTTTACTATGTAATTTCCAAAATTGATTTCCCTTAGGTGCTGCCATATATAAAAAATACCTTTGAACTACTGCTATTCGTCCAAAGGTACTACTACAACCAAAGATAACAAAATATCTTCATTTTTTATATGTGACATTAGTAATTAGGTCACAATTTAATAGAAGCCAACCTGTTTTTTCAAATCCCATTAATTGATTAGTCCTTTAATTTTTAATCTATTTATTATTTCGGTGTAAAGATAATTTATATCTGTTCGATAATCTTTATAATTGTTATAGTTAAACATGACATTGACGTAAAGATTAGAAATTCCAGTAGGAGATTTAAACCCTAAAATACGAGCAAGTATATCCCGGATTCCCTTTACTATTTTACCACCAGCCAATGTACTAGGCGAATACAGAAACAGAATTATAAATATAAACTTTTGCCGGAAACAAGAGCTAGCTCTCCTTTGAGATAATCCACAATTCCCAACGATTTCACAATACCACTTAAATATTATAGGTATAATATTTAAATCAGACAAAATAGGTTTAACTAATTCTTGTTCTCTTTCAGAAAGCCTTGATTTTTGTTCTCTTATAGATTTTAATTCTGATATTGCTGAAAATTCCTTCACCATAACACGATTAATTTAAAAGAAAATAGTATATTTGCATCATAATCGTGTAAGAAAGAGCTGATTCATGGTCGTGCGTGGGTTGGCTCTTTTTCATTTTTCCCCATTCGTGCTGACGAATGGTTTCTTTTCCAAATCATAGCAGGTGATATATACCCGTTTCCCATTGGTATCACATAGAGCAAGGGCATATCCTTTCTCTAGTATTTTAACCGGCTGATTGTCGCAATAGACAGTACTTCCAACCGGAACTCTTGTAAAATGATGTACTATCATTTGATTATCTATAGTTTGTTAGTGTGAAGAAAGGGGACCACCCGATTAAGAATGTCCCCGAAATTGGTTACTTTATATAGTTTTCTCATAATCATATAAGTTTTAATGCTTCCTGTAATCCTGCCTCAAGTGCTTCTTCGTAGGTATTATAATGGGTAATAGGTCTGTCAGACAATCCTACTAAGTCGTGATTCGGAATTGTTAGTATATCATATATCCAATAATTTCCATACATATAGGATATTTCGATATGCAGGCTCTTGGTTTCACGAAGCCACTTTTGGGCGATGGATTGTATTGGACAAGAATAGAATAATTTAGGTAAATCCTTACTAGTTCTAAATATGGTTTCCATCATCAAGCCTTTATCGTTAATGATATATTTGCAATACTCATTAAAGCCTTTCTCTTTCAGAAGCTTCGCAGTCTCTAGTGTTACAAGTTCTTCGGTCATAGTTATTCCTCCTCTATTTTTACTTTTCCACGGTTAACAAAGCCATCACAGTTCATCAAAGCACAAAGACAGATGGAATACTCTTCCTTTTCTGACTTACTGCAAATGCGCAACAGTGAGCATTGGTTGCATGGGACATTTTCACTCGTCATCTCATGCAACACTCCATCTATTATTATTCCGTTCTTTACTTCCATAATCAGTCTCCTTCCTCTCTAATCCGTTCCAGTACATCCCTGTTGGCTTCGAGTATCTCATCGAAAGAGGGAATTTCTTTCCAATGAGTAACATCCCAAGGGTTGAATGTTTCATAAGCGTAATTGTCATTCCAGAAGTCTATATTGCTATCTTCTTCTATATCATAACATGCAATCCTAATAACACTATCTTTAAGTCTTATTAATACAGGATTTCCTTCTTCCGGCAACCGTTCCTTAACATTTATCCAAGGAGATTGCTTTGACTGCCATTCGGCACCTTTTATAAATGCAGCTTCTGCAATTTCATCATGGGATAAATATGTAAAATCATCAAGTGACGTATGTGTACCATAGGTGGTCAATGTTTCGGCACTTGCCATTCTTGCTTCCTTTGCTGCCTTTTCTACTGTCTGTTTCATAATTTAATCAATTAGGGTGATGTGGTTGAATGTTCAATTCGTTTTCTATAAATTTCTGTAACTTATGGGTGCATTCCGAGCATAAGTCGGCTTCTTGGATGAATATATCTTCCCTTCCACCAACAGAGCCACCATCCCATTTATCCACCTTGAAATCCAATCTTGCGCTGCGGAAATACGATGGCTGTATCTCTCTTCCGCATGCATCACATATTATCGTTACTTTTTTCATATCTATCTTGTTACAAGTAAAATGTTTTCCTTTTTTGCGTCTACGTTGAAAATCCAACATAGATTTTTTCCTAACATTAAGAGCACGTGACATTTTAATAAAAGTCCATATTGTCAAAATAAATACAATGACAGATGAAATACCTCCGACAATTATATATGTACGTACTAATCCCGTCAATCCGGATTGATTCAAATAGTCAATAAGTTCTTTCATAATCAATCTCCTTTCCCTTTAATCCGTTCCAGTACATCCTTGTTGGTTCAATAGCTCACTAATGTTATCTATGACTTCCCCATCTGTCAACGTATCATCCAGGATGATAGATTTAATCTGATTTGAAAGCCATGATGTGCCATTTTCAAAACTAAGAGCAATCATGTCCTTAATATCGGAAACGCCATTAGGAACTCCGTTTGTTCCGAATGAATCAATTACTGATTCTGCATATTCTTTTGCTGCTTCTTCTAACTTCTGTTTCATATCTATATCGTTTTGAGGGTCATTTAATTTTTAAGAAGTTGCTCATTCGCTCAATGCATCTTTGTTTCTGATTGAGATTGGGATGCACATATAAATTGAGTGTGGTAGCGATATTCGAATGTCCAAGAATTACACTCACTGTCTTATAATCGCATTGACTTTCAATGCATCTGGTAGCAAATGTATGCCGGAGTCCATGAAACACAATGTGCGGAATATTCAGACGCTTCAAGAGCCGGGCAAAGAAATCACGGTAAGAACGGGGATCTTCCGGACGTTCTGATGTTCCTACTACAAATCGGGACGGAGATATTTTCTTTACTTCCTTCAAAGCAAAGAGAAGCTGTCTTGAGATAGGTATCTCCCGGTATGAATTTCGTGTTTTGGGAGAAGTGAAAGTCCTTTCCGTAGTTCTTGATTCGCAGTTGTATATCCTTCCTGCTGTATAACTAATGGTGATTACCTTCTGTCTGAAATCCACATCTTCCCATCGCAGGGCACACACCTCTCCAATCCTCATGCCGGTACACAGAGACAGCAGAATGCCTATATTCTTAGGAGTTGGGGATTCGGTGAGATGGCTCATCAGTATCTGTTGATGGTTTAAGGACAATGTAGGCAAACGGTGAGATTCGGTATCTGTAGGATAGTTTATCTCCCACTCCTCATAAGGGAATAACTTATGTTTCCCACCATACTTGACTATAGATTTCAGCACCGCCACAATATCCCTTACGGTTTTTTTAGCAAGACCAGAGGAAAGCTTGTCGAGAACAAATTTCTGAACGTCGCTTTCCGATATAGCTGTCGCCGTCCCAAAATATGGGAGTAAATGGGTTTGAAGGGTAAGCATATACGCGCACATCGTGGCATGCTTTATAATGGGCTGCTTCGCAGCACTCCAAATCCTGGCGACTTCTTGAAATGTTTTAGTATTCATTTCTGTTCTGATTTACATTAATTCAATTATAACCTTTTTTAAATTAACATATAAAGGCATTTCTGACATGCCCCCATTGCAATCCAACTGTCTTAAAGAGGGGACAACCTCTCCGTTATCATCAATCTCATAATATGCAATATAGGCTAACTTCTTCACTTCGGGGACCAATATCCTTTCTTTGCTCAAAAGAGAAAACCTTTCATGAACCGGGACTGTTATACAGATCTTGCTTCCAACAGGAAGTCCTTGGTTGGATTCAATGTATTCCTTTTCCAACTGCTCCTTTTCGCAATTCAATTCTTTTAGCGTTAAATCGATGGCATCTCTTTTGCTCAGAAATTCTTCCTTATTCATCTTTTTTGTGTCATTCTAATTGATTCTAACATACTTACCTGCTATATTACAAGTCCTTAATATCTCCGCATTATCCTCGCCAAAAGCGATTAAGATGGAACCACAACCGGGTGAATCTCCACGTGTTCCGTCTTGACGATAGAATCTGATTCTATTGCGCAAAAACTTCATCGCCGTTGCTTTTTCAAAAATTATGTCTTGAAACATCTTTGAATCGCAACGATTGAAAAGTAAAGCGATACCGTTTCCATGCTCTGCCATCCTGCTGATGAATTTTTCAATTAGAGGCCGGGAATAAGGCGGGTTTAGCCATACACGGCCTTTCCATTCCTGTTTTAACCCATCAACGTTTTTATTATACATCACCTTAGCTGTTTGCCATAGTGGGTTGACCGGGGCACACGGATCTAAATCAAATTCACCCAACGCATCTATAATCTCCTTCGGCGTATACCATTCATCGGTAGCGCATGCTGACCGTTCAAATTGTGTATTCATTCCTGATCTGTTTTACTCTAATTGTATCAAAATATTCACTACAAACAAAACCCTTTCGAGGGATAAAGTCTTTAAACTCACATGTTCTAAATATCCACTTCTTATCAGCCCACCCAGCCAAATCCTTTTGCCATTGTGGAATAATCTGACGAGGATTGCTTAAGTCCCGATATGGTTGTGCATGAGGTAAGAATCTACTTCCTTTATTTCGCCAATGATTGACGCGCTCGAATGATTCTTTAAAGTCATGAAGTAGGATGCAGTAAAAGAAGTATTCACCTTTATAGCCGTACTTATCAATCAATGCTGTAGCGCGCTCACACTCTGCAATCTGTCCCAGTGTATCACACCCAAACCGAATACGCTTTATCCATTTGACCTTAGCAAGCAGCCTTGCGATATCGTTAGTAACCAACCGGGCATCCAATCCTTGGTTGAAGTCAACCCGCACGCCCATGGAGATTATTTTTTCAATCTGCCGCAAACCGTAGTCGGATGCAAGTATGTTGTTATCCATAAGTATAATGTTTTTTCTCCCATTAACGGCTATTTCTTCAATATCCATGTAAGGTGCAATCTTACCCTCTTTTTTGGGAACCACACACCACTTGCACCGGTTTGGGCAACCACGTGTGAGGAAACCGTAGGCTGTCTTGCTGTCAATCTGCGGATAGATGGAATAGTCGGGTTGCATTCTGTCAATCTCCACGGGCAGTACCTTTCTGATGTCATATCCCGTGCCACCTTTCTCCACGCAATCGGCATTGGTGATGTATTGCAGATAATCCTCTGTAAAGCTGAATACTTTAGCCATATAAACTTTATCATAACAATCGAAAGGATTATACCAATCAACCTTATCACCTCTTGCCTTATGATAACTGCTTATCTTCATCAATGCGAGATTAGGGTAATTACTATCTACTGCCAATAGCCCAATGTTCATTTCTATTTATCTACGCTAATTGTTTATCGAAAATCTTAATACATTCAAATAAATACTTTGCCACTGTTGGATTTACTGCGTTGCCGATACTTCCAACTCTGTGTGACCAATTGGGAAACCCATCATCATTTCTAACAGTGCTATGCGCTGGGATTTCAAGAATCCTTTTTGCACAAGTATATCCGACACTCGTATCTGATGTCCACTGTTTAAATATCGAGTTAATGCTTCTACATTTGCATACGTCGCTTTGTAATCCGATTTCGTTGGAGTAGGCAATAAGGTAAAGTCTTTCCCTTTTGTGCGGGTATCCAAAAGCGTAGTTTGATATACATTGCCATTCCGCATCATACCCGATTTTGGAAAGGTCGCATAAGACTTGTTCGAAACCGGAAATAACGAGAGCTGGCGAATTTTCAATGATGACGTACTTAGGTCTAACCTCCCGTACAATTCTATACATCTCACTCCATAAGCCGGATCGTTTCCCTTTAATACCTTCACGCTTTCCGGCAACGCTGATGTCTTGACACGGAAATCCTCCACTAATGATGTCCACATATCGGAGTCCGGTTGTTTTTGTAATATCTGTGTATCTTTCTGCATGAGGAAATTTGTTTTTTAATATTTCACCTTGAAATTTTTCAATCTCACAATTCCACAAAGTGTCAATCCCTGCCATTTCAGCTCCTAATTCAAAGCCGCCAATGCCACTAAACAGAGAGCCATGAGTCAATTTACTTTGCTTCATCTCTATATCGTTTTGAGGGTTATTCACTATCGTATTCTGACATGATTTCCAAAATATCGCTTTGTATATTTTCATCAGTTAACA